AAGAGTGGATCTAAGAAAGGAAAAATCAACCTAAAAGCGTTAGGCGTTGCATATCGGAAAAAGAGGCGTTAGCGTTGGTATTGGCCGAATTACTAGTACTTAGTCGCCTGTTATCAACGGAAAAGGGGGGGGTAGCCCCTGTTTCTAACGGTTGGAAAGCATTAACTGGTGAATATGCACGTGAACCGGGAACCTATACCGTTACACTTGATCCTGCCGATGTTGCGGCCTACCGAGAGCGTGAAAGGGTCAACAAAGCTCTTAGAATGTTATAATGGCATTTTATTATAATCCAATAACTGGGGAAATTAAGAAAGTTACAACGGCGCAAAAGAAAGCATACGACGAACACTTTAGAGAGGGCCGAGTAACTGGGATCATTGAACAATTTTTTGGTAATGAAACAACCTTCCCGGCTTTGTTAGCATTGATCACAACCATTACCGGGGGCGCCGCTTTTGCTTGGGTTCTTAATTTATTATTTGGTTTTGTAGAAGAAAAGGGGGCCGGATGGAGCGATCAAACAAAAGAACAAATAACCAATTTGACAACAAACACAAAATACGGGGGAAAATTGCTAGTTGATGTTATTGTTAAGCCATTAACTGGTAAGGGTGACGAACCTATCCCATTACCCCCCGGAGTTACGGCGCCTGTTTCGATTTCATACGATGATCTATGGGATTATGCCGCCAAAAAATACGGACCCGAAGTCAAAAAAGCCGAAACACTTTACGGATATGTAAAACCGGCTTGGTTACCATAAATTTAACGGGGTCAACGTTCTCACCATACGGTTTCCTTTTAAGACCCCAATAAATCCCAGGTATGGAGTTAAGCCAAGTAGTCCCGCTATTATTTGCGGGTGAGATAGCACTAATTCTAATTCTTTATCGCTTTGTATTGCGAGATTGGATTATAGACAAATGGGAAGAAAAAATAAGAGAGGATCAAGGCGCATGGTTAATCGAAGTCTTAGAACCTGTCATAAATGAGATAGAAGATCGGACACACGAAAGTTTAGAAGCGTTCCAATCTTCTTTTTTTGGTTCGATTGGTAAAATGACAAGTCAGGCGAAAGACTTAGATCCAATGAATCATTTAAGAAAAGCGGCCAAAAATAATGATTGGACCGCTTTGCTAGTCGAATACTTTGCAAATAAGAGCGGATTAGGGGGGGTAATTGGTCAAATCAGCCCCCTGGTAGGCCAAAATCAACCCCAAAAAGAGCCTAACACTACCCCGGAATTACCCAAAATCAAGTTATAATTTAAATAAATAACCTTATTCTAAAGTGTAGGCCCACTTTTATTATATATAATATATGATATATTTTATTTATTATAAGTAAGGGCTTATTCTTTTCGATGACCCTATTTATTTAAATAACAGAAGTTATGAGGAACTGTGAGAACGATGTTAATGTTAGACCTATTCAGTGGCACAGGCTCGGCTAGTCAACCCTTTTTAGATTGTGGATGGCGAACTTACAGGTATGATATAGATCCAAAAGGAGCGGATGGAATATTTATTGACCTAAATGAGGAAATGTTTATTACCGGGTTAATTGATACTTGGAAAGATAAAAAAGTGGATTTGTTATGGTGTTCCCCACCGTGTCCTGAGTATAGCGACGCTAACCCTCGGTTTCATGATCCTCTATGGGTTCCTGATACTAAACTTTGGCATAACTGCTTAAAGATTATAGAACAGATAAAACCCCTTAATTTTGTTATAGAAAATGTAAGAGGCGCCCAAAAAACGTGGGGTCCTGCCGTTCAGCGCTTTGGACCTTACTATCTATGGGGTGTTTTCCCTAAATTCACAGTTCCTGACAAAATACCGCATAAACATATTCAATGGGAAAAGAACGGTCCCAGGTATACAACCAAAAGAGAACAAGCGGAAAAGTCCGCTATGATTCCCTACACTATCGGCTATCATTTAGAACGTGCGATAAGACTGCAGGAGAGGTTTGTTGATGGGTAGACGTAAGGACAAATACGAAAAAGCCACTGTAACCTTTAGGATCGGTAAAGATACAGATAGAAAAATTGAATCTTTAAGGCAGAATTTAATTAGATCAAGTGCGATGCGGTCATTATTTGGCGGTAGAGAGATTAAAGCGACACGTTCCGCTATGGTTGAACAGGCAATAGCCGATCTATGGCAACGTAAAAGCAACGAATATGAGGATAGTTCAATATGTGGGATATGTAAACAGTCTAAACACCAAACAGAAATGTATAATAATGCTGTAACTGAATTAGAACGTTATATTGAATTATATACTGATATGAAAAAGTTATATAGAGCAACCGAATCCAAGGATCATGGCCGCACGAAGATACACAAGGCGAAGGACAAACAGTCGAAGAGCTAAGAAGTCCTTTTCAATTTCAGCAATAGAAGCAGGGGCGGCGTTGTCCCTGGCACAATCAAGTGGATTTACACAAGCTATTGGAGGGGTCCTGGATGGAACTCAGTCCCTGGCAGGTGGTTTAAGTCAGATCAGCACCAACGTTACTCAGAACAAACAGAAAATTATAGGAGTTTTAGGCGCCGCTTTTGTGGCGAAGATGATAGCTAAAGGTTTCGGAAACGTAACATTGGCAAAATTAGGCCCTATTAGGGTAAAAAGTTAGAGGTATCAAATATGTATTACAGAACACGAGAAGCACAAATCTCCGCCAGTGATACTTACACTTCGATCGGGAACCTATACGGTCTCTCAACCACCGCAAGTGTTCAAGTTCCGGCCGGATCAAGCAAAATAATTGGCGTTATGGTTTCGGTTGCCACTGACGGCGCCGCTAATGCAGCTAGCACGTATGCTATTCAGTTGCAAGGCGACGGTTTAACTTCGGGAACCGAAACACTAACGGTTGGATCAATATGTGTAGATGGAACAAACGCATCTACCGGTGATTTTACATTACCATTTCAACAAGCAGTAGACATTGGCGTTATAGCAAGTAACCAAGTTTCAATAAACGGCGTCATGGCCGGAGACACGGGCACTGTAGAAATGGCTGTTACGCTTGTTTTCGCTTAAAAGTTAGGTTAATGGTATACAATCGCAAGGGTATAGCTCCCTGGTCCTCTAATCGTGAGGCAGGGATCCAATCCGCAACCGTAGACGGAAACGTTGAAGTTCCACAATATGTCCAACCAACAATAGATACAGGCTTTGTAGATGATAAGGGAGATTGGAAAGGCGTAAAAAGTAGCGATAAAGAGTTTGGGTTTTATCATAAGGCAAATGCGATCCCAAACGGTCAGGAGGAACTAACATCAGTCTGTGACATGACAGGATTTAACGATATACAGTTAGCCATAAAGCCCAGTAACGGCGGTAACTTTGCTATACAAGCAATTATGGGGCCGGACACTAACAGCTATGCTAATCTTAGCCCTGTAAATGCGGCCGCAACATTAAGAGGGGTTAGAGGAACTAATCAGGATATAGATAATTTACTTAGCGATGGATCCGAATCATGCTCAGCTAACGTTTGGAATATATTTTATTTGACTAACAATCTAAAGAACCAAAAGCTATTACAATTTAAGCTCACTAACAACACCGGCGGCGACAGTGACATTGAAGTAATGTATATGAGAGTCGTTTAATGCCGTATGACATAGATCCCAGGGACTATGATGCAATATTTGATAGCGGGTATAGGCGAGGCTTCCAGGATGCGCTAAAAGATGCCCGGAGGGATATTGGGCGAGACTTAGGAAAACCAAAACGCAAAAAGAAATTAAGTGCCTGGCAAAAGTTTGTTAAAGTTAATAGTAAGAAACCACGCTTTAGATATAAGAGTGGATCTAAGAAAGGAAAAATCAACCTAAAAGCGTTAGGCGTTGCATATCGGAAAAAGAGGCGTTAGCGTTGGTATTGGCCGAATTACTAGTACTTAGTCGCCTGTTATCAACGGAAAAGGGGGGGGTAGCCCCTGTTT